AGGAGTCGTTGCTGGTTCGATTCCGGCAGGGGACATTTTTAAGCCTTTAACCATGCGGTTTTAAAGCATTTTGTCCACATTCTGTCCACATTTGTTTTATCTTTTCGTCGTTTCGTGATTTCTGCTCTTGTAATTGGTGGGCGTATACTTCCAGTGTGATGTTTAGATTTTCATGCCCTAAAACTTGAGACACAGAAATCAAATCGATATCGTGGGCTATCAGATAGCTAGCGTAAGTGTGCCTTAACGAGTGGACACGTACTTCACGCCCAACTATCTTGCGTAGCGTTTTATTAACTGCATTGTTAGATAGTGATGGTAGTAGTCTGCCGTCTTCAGTAGGTGGCAGTTGGTCAATAAAATTTATAAAATCATCATCAAGTGGTATCTCTCGGATACTGCTTTTTGTTTTTGTTGGTAGAAAACCAGTATTGTTTTTATAGTTCCACGTTTTATTGATTGATAACATGCCAGTATCTCTGTTGATATCATCCACCGTTAAGCCTAGACACTCAGCAAAACGGATACCAGTTTTAGCTATGATATAAAGTGCTGCATAAGACGCATATTCTGGATGCTTGCTTGTCTCGTAGATCAATCGCTCGTATTCTTCGACCTCTAGGAATTTCGTTTCAATATCACGCCCTTTATTCTTTGCGTTGATTTTGGCAAACTTGCAAAAGTTACGCTTGATATACCCTTCATGCACTGCCATTTCAACGCATGATTTGACATGCACATTAAAACGCTCGACAGTATCTTGAGCGTGAGTTTTAGCATAGCTATTCAACACACGTTGGTATTGTGTGGCAGTAACAGATTTCAGTTTCTTGTCGCCAAAAAATAATTCTATCTTCCTCTGGGTGTTGATATATGCCTTATAAGTTATTTTTGAAACGGTGGGTTTTTTATAAACTTCGCACCATTGCTTAAAATAAGCGTAAAGAGTAATATCTTCATCAACATTCAAGCCATCTTGTATTTTCAGCTCCATCTCAGCCGCAGCCTTGATAGCTTCAGATTTAGTACGAAAACCACCCTTTGACTTTGGTTTGCGTTTCCCAGTCGAATCGTAGTAGTTTATCCGATACTCCCAACCGTTTTCTCGTTTACGATATGATGCCATTGTTTAGTCCTCTTGTATAGATAATCCCTACACTCAAAGTTTGGCGATGGAGAGTGCAGGGATTTTTTTTGTTTTATTTTTTATTTAGTAGTAAAGACTGCACCACAGTTCTTGCAGTGCCACTCTTTTTTACCCTTCTTGCCAGCAAAACCAGCTAGAGCACCAACACCGCCAGTCATAATAGTTCCAGCAGCGGCTTTACCAATTGAGAAACTTTTTCTTTGCTGTACCATAAATTCAACGTCCGTACTTTTGCAATGAGGGCATTTTATAGCTCTTGCTTGTCGAAATTCCTCTTTCAAGTCCTCTTTCGCTTGTCGAAATTCCTCACTCGCTTGTCGAAATTCCTCTTTCGCTTTTGCTTGTTCTATTTTTGATTGTTCTTTTTGCTCTTTGGTCAAAGGGTGTTTTATCTCCCAAAAAAGTCGTGCGAACAGTAAAGCAATACCCACAAACATTAATAACCAAAAAGGAGGAAAGATAAAACCTAAAATAAGCCCACCAAAAGTACAGCCAAAAGTTGTTTCGAATTTCAAGTAAGTAGGTACATTTCTAACATCATCCATTTTCATTTTCATTTTCTCCTTTTTTAAATAACAGTTTGCTGAATTTTCCTAAATTCATCTTGTATCATCGCTTCGCCCCAAGTCGTTGAAATATCATACTGTGCAGCGAAGCGAACCCAATTAAAATCGTAGATATCAGTAGATTTTAAATAATCAACCAGTAACTCGTGGATCATATTTCTATTTGCTTGAGCTTCGTATTTTTCACGCAAACGCTCATAGTCTTTAGAGTTATGTTCTAAGTGTCCTAATTCGTGCAGAATGACCTTCAAACGTATTTCTGGGGCTAAATCCTTATTGATATAAACCACCCTGTTTATCGGGTCGATAAAGCCGTTTCTAGGCCACTCGTTAGAACTAAACTCACAAAGAGACACGTCGAACTGCTCAAGCAATTCGCTTTCAGTCATAGCACCTCACTTTTCCTTGCTACTCATATAGCCCGCAATAATACCACGGATAGCCCGCTTATCATCATCAGTTAGCGGTTTGCCGTCGAACATCATGGCATTGGCTATGATTTCGTCGATGTCATGGGGGCTGGGTTGTTGTTCTTCGGAAACTCCCCAATCTGCAACAGTGTCTGGTGATATCCCCAATAAATGACATATCTTGAAAACATTCTCAGCTTTTGCGTTCATGATACCACGTTCCAAAATAGAGCGAACAGTAGTGTAAGAGATGCCGCTTTCTGTCGCAAAAGCTCTAACATTTCCATATTTAGCTATAATAAGCTCTTTAATTCTTTCTTCAGCCTGCATTTTTATAACCCTCATTTTTATTTCTACCTATATATTAACACAGAAAATCGTATAGGTAAATAAAAAAAGTAAAAAAAATCGTATTTTTCTGTTGACAGTGTACGAAAATTAGTATATACTTAAATCAAGCTTAAGGAAGGAGGAAGCAAATGAAAAACATTGAAGAAATTCGTAAGAGTAAAGGCGTAACATTAGTAGACATCGCAGACTTGCTCGGAGTTGATTACCGCACGGTTCGTAGCAAAATCAACGGTGTTACAGATTTCAGTTTTGGCGAAACAGTAGCTATCAAGAAGGCGTTCTTCCCAGAATATGAATTAGAATACCTATTCAGCGAACGTGTCGAAGCCTAAATTTTTTTAACCTAGATATACGAAATTTCGTATAGATTAGAAAGGAAACAATAAACAAAATGAAGACACTAAAAAAACTCAAAGAATTCTTTGAGTGGAATTTAGACGGATACGATGTTGCACTTGCAATTATCGGAAGTCTTATAGGGGTATTTCTGGCAACGTTGATTTTTTGGGTTTTATTTAAAAAATAAAAAATTGACAGCTAGTGTGATAGCAGTTGTCACGAAAGCAACGGCTAGTGGAAACCAAAACGAAGTCAACCAAAGATATCTATTATGTTCTTTGTAAGCTTGATAAAAATAAATCCCCTCGTCAGTAACGGCGATGTCATGGGTGATGTCTTGAACCACTAACTTGTGATAAACCAATTCGCCGAGCGGTTCGCATTGTTCATCTATCAGTTTTTTATACTGTTCAGGTTTAATGCGAGGAGATTCTTGGGAATTTCGAATATCAAGCAATGATTTTAATAATTTTCTAGCTTTTCGTGAAATGATAATCATACAGCACCTCATTTTTTAAAACTATTATATCAAAAAAATAGAAAGGGAAAAATGAACGAAATAGCATTATCGAACAACCTTTCTCAAATTGAATTAGAAATAAGACATCACCAAAAATTAGCCGGTGAATCAATTTGGGAAATCGGGAGACGATTAAACCACGTTAAAGAAAACGACCTAGCACACGGGCAATTCATGGAGTGGTATCAAGGATTAGGGCTTGATAAAGATTTTGTTAGCAAGTCTATGAAAATCGCTAACGAACTACCAAATTTCGAAACGTTACGAAATTTAGGAACAACCGCCTTGCACTTAATCGCAACACTTCCAGAGAAAGAAAAGCAAGAGCAGATTGAAAAAATCGAGCAAGGTGAATCACCAACGGTCAGAGAGTTGCAAGAGGTCAGACGCAAGTCAAAACTGAAAGACCAAGCAATCAAAGCACTAGAAGACGAGCTTGAGCGTGTCAAACAAACCAAGACCACTGAAAAGGTGATTGAAAAGGAAATCATCCCAGACGATTACCAAGCAACACAAGACCTTAACAAGCAATTGCTAGGAAAGAACAAAGACCTATCGGACGAACTTGATTCAGTCAAAAGAAGTTTGCGACTTAAAGAAGCGTCTTACGAAATGCTAGAGAAAGAAACCTCGGAAGCACTAGCTTTGAAAGAATCGATCGAACACCTACGAGCGGACAAAGAAAAGCTTGAAAACAGTGTTTCTAACATCTTTACACTCAGTAACCTAGTGTCAGAGTTCGAAGAATTCTTTGACAGCAAGATGGCACCGCTTAGATTTAAAACCCTTATCCAAGGGATTGGCAAGGATGCCCAGATTGAAAAACTTAGAGACATCTTGACGCTAACTGAAAACTGGTTAGACGAAATGAATAAGATTGTCCCAGAGAATGGAAGAACAATCATAGAAGGAGAAATTATCAATGAGTAAAAAGAAAGATAAGAAAAAAGAAAATCTGCTCGCCGAAGCAGTCGAAATGCAGAAAAAACAAGCGATGAACCTTGTGGCACAAAGCAATGTCAACCAACAGCTTTTGGAAGAAGTTATCGGAATCAAAGAAGAAATGGACATCACTGCTAGAAAAACAAATCACAAATTCAATGAGCTGGAAAACCTTATTGAAGAAGTTAACAAGAAAGTCCATATCGATGACGGTGAAGCTACTAAAATCAAGAGCATTGTTTTTCGAAAAGCTGGAGTGTTTGCTGATTTCTACTTTGAAGAACAGAAAACACATCCAAGTGATAACTTGTTCGCATCCAAGAAAGGTCAGTTTATCCGCTTGATGTACTCACATTTGAAGAAGGCTTTCAACGTCACCAAGTACACCAACATCAAGCATGTTGACGCTAAAAATGCCGTCAAATTCTTGGAAAATCTATCTTACGATGATTTCACACCCTTTGAAATTCGTGAGACACCAAAACAAAAAGAGCTTATAGCTCTTGAGAAAGGGTAACGCCTATGGACAACCCATTCAAACCACTAGCTGACCAGTTCGATAGCATGTTGACGGCAGTGATAGCAGATAAAACAAAAGCGTTCGACTTAGACGAAACGCTCCCAATGTTGCTAACTGCTAAACAGTGCCAAGCCATGCTAGGAATTGGCAACTACACAGAATTCTTACGGATAACCAACCTTGACGGTTTCCCAAAAATCGACAAAGGGCGAGGGGCACAAATCAGATACCCACGGGACGCTGTAAGAGATTGGTTCAATAACAATTGGCAAGAGATTGCCTAGCACATAACCCTAGCCGTGGCAGTGAGCTAGTGAGGAAACTGAACGATACCAACTAAGTAAGCAACAACGATTTGATATTCATAAGTCTCCTTAAATTATATATGAATTAAAAAACCTCACTAGCTTTCTAGCGCGGTTAGGGAATAAGAAAGGAAGTTGAAAATGAAAAAACTTATTAAATGGCTATTTGTAAAAGAGAAACAAGAACCGGAATATTTCTTCGAACCCGTATGGACACCATACGAGGAAAACGAACGCAAATACGAAGCTCGCAAAAAACGTGAACAAGAGCTTTTGGCAAAATACGGAAACCGATAAGATCACAATCTTCAATCCGTAGCCACGGCCCCATCGTGGAGTGTAACTTATACCTTTCCCCAAAAAATATAAACTTTACCCACATTTCACACAAATACCTTTCTAAAAAAACATTGAAAAACATGAAACGGTGGGCTATGGGTGCGGATTGAAGCACTAAAAAAAGCATGGGTTAGGGCCCATGCAAGAAAAAAACATTTACAAGGAGATTATACCATGATTTCACAAACAATTGCAAAACCATCTTACGTTAAGACTAAAGCATTCGGTCTTTGTGGCACGCTAGCTCTCGCTACAGCATTGCTTATCGGTGCTGGGTCAGTATCAGCGGACGAAACTGCTGCACCAGTAGCAGACACACAACCAGCGGCTGCTAATGTGTACACTGCTGACAACGCTGGCAATGTGACAGTAACACCAAGCGAAACAGTGACGGAAACACCAAAATTTTTGGCACCGGCACCAGTAGAATCTCAACCAGTAGCTGAAACACCAGCAACAACTACAGAAGCAGCTCAACCAGTAGCTGAAACACCTAAACAGCCTACTGAATTTGTCAAAGAAGACAACGAAATTAAAGTAACTAATCCAGATGTTGTCGTTGACCAATCAAACGGAACTGGTAAATACAGTGGTTTTACAGTGGAATATAAAGACGTTAAATTCCCAGATAGCATGCCTATCAATGAAGGGGATAAGGTAACATTCAACCTTCCAAAAGAAATCAACTTCCAAACAAACTATGATTTTGATGTCTATAACCCAGAAAAAGCTGTTGTTGGTAAGGCTTCAACTGACCCTAAGACACAAACAGTAACAACCGTATTTAACGATTACTTCAAGAACCATCCACTCAATAAACAAATGTCATTGAAGCTCGATGCTAAGTGGACTGACAAGGTTGAAAGTGGCAAGCCAGTTAACGTTAATTTCAATGGTACAGTGGTTACTGTAAATATTGGAAAAGAGCAAGAAATCGGTAAAGATGAATTGCTTTCTAAATGGGGTAGTCAAGACGAGAATGACCCAACTGTTATCAACTGGACTGCTCGTATTAACTACGCTAAACGTCTATTGAATTACGTCACAATCATTGATGAGATGAGTGATAATCAAAAGCTTGTTGATAATTACTTCGAAATCAAATCGATTGAAAGCGTAGACCCTTGGATTGATAAAGGTTCTGCTATGGATTTAGTAAAATCAATCAGTAAATCAGACCACGGTTTCACAATTAAAATGGATCGCCTTGATCATATGATTTATATTAACTATAAAACTAAATTGATTAAGCCGGTTAAAGATAGCGTAAACCCAACCAATAAGGTTGAGTTGAAAGCTGAGTCAGACGGTGCTATCTCATACAGTTATGTTCAACTTGTCGGTGGCCGTGGTGATGCCAGCGGCGAAAACAAACCAGAACCAACATTTGAAATTCCTCGTGAAGCTCCAAAAGTTGAAATCCCTGAATTTAACGGTGGCATTCCGGGTATTCCTGAAGAACGTGTAAAACCAGAATATACTGAGCCAATCGGAACAGTACCAAATGAAGCACCAGTACATGACAAGCCAGAATTTAACGGTGGCATTCCGGGTATTCCTGAAGAACGTGTAAAACCAGAATATACTGAGCCAATCGGAACAGTACCAAATGAAGCACCAGTACATGACAAGCCAGAATTTAACGGCGGCATTCCGGGCATTCCAGAAGTGCATGAGAAACCTGAGTTTGAAGGTGGAGTGGTGCCAAACGATGCACCTATCTTGGATTTGCCAGAGTTGCACATCCCAGAAGAACCAACTAAACCAACACCAGAAAAACCAGTGACACCGAAAGAGGTACCTAACAAGCCCGTAGACGCTCCGAAGACAAAAGAGGTAGAAATTACCGAGGTTGTTTATAAAAACGATTCTGAGCCAAAAGAGGTGGCAAATACGACGGTTTACGGTGGTGTCTTGCCACATACTGGTGAAAAAGAGGGCATCATGTCAACTCTTGGCCTAGTAGTAATCGCTGCTGGCATCACAACTTTGGGATTGAGCTTTAAAAAATACAACGAAGGTGAGGAAGAATAATCATGAAAGAAAATAACAAACAAGTCGTATTTTATAGCGCTGAAAAAGATGGCTTCCTTGAAAGTTACAAGGACAAAGGAAGCCTAGTGTTTACAGCGGTATTTACTGACCGTTTGGAAAAGGCGCTATTCTTGCCGCTTGAACCATACGAAGAACAAAAAGACGAACTCGACAAGCTGGCAGAAGTGTTTGGTTGTGAAGTGCTTATCGTGGAAGTTGAATACAACGTAACTAAACTTGACGGTTCTGACTTTGAACGCACAGAACGTAACGAAGTTACAAAAGACGAAATCAAAGCATTTTTGAGAAAAATAATTAATTAAATAATTGAAGCGGTGGGAGGGTAGGCATTAAAGAATTATGACAACATTATATGAATTAACTGGTCAATTCCTTGAAATTTATAACATGGAAATTGACGATGAAACGAAACTCGATACGCTCGAAGCAATCGACTGGACTAGCGACTACGAAACTAAAGTAGAAGGTTATGTCAAAGTCATTAAATCGCTCGAAGCGGATATCGAAGCCCGAAAAAACGAAAAGAAACGTTTGGATGGATTGAATAAATCTGATCAGACGAAAATTGACAATTTGAAAGCGGCTCTTGCAGTTAGCATGACTGAAACCGGTCAGACCAAGGTTGACACCACACTGTTCAAGGTTGGTTTTAGAAAATCTGAAGCAGTAGTGGTTGACGAAACAAAACTACCTAAAAAATATCAAGTAGCGACTTACAAACCAGACAAGAAAACACTTAAAGAGTTACTTAAATCTGGTAAGCGTATCAAGGGCGCAGTTCTTGAAGAAAGGAGTAATTTAAGTATCCGATGAAAATTACTAAAGCGACAGATATCCAGCGGACTAAGAATTGGCGAATACTGATATATGGGAAAGCTGGTCTAGGTAAAACAACCCTTATCAAAAATATGCAAGGCAAGACCTTGGTATTATCGCTAGATAATTCTTCCAAAGTGCTAGCCGGCACTAAGAACGTGGATATCATTGATTTTGACCGTGAGCATCCAACAGAATTCATTACAGAATTCTTAACTCAAGCGGATGATTTGATTAAGGACTACGACAATCTAGTTATTGATAATATTTCAAGTTTTCAATCTGATTGGTTTATCGAGCAAGGTCGAAAATCGAAGAATGGTATCAGTAATGAATTGCAGCACTACTCACAGTGGACTAACTACTTTCTACGAGTATTGACTGCAATCTATACCAAACCCATCAATATCTATGTGACAGCATGGGAAGATACCCACGAACTCAACTTGGAAACTGGTCAGATTTTAACTCAGTATGTGCCACAGATTAGGGCTAGCGTACTCAACCAACTATTAGGGCTTACTGACATCGTTGGTCGTATCATCGTTAACGCAAAAACTGGTGCCCGTGGGTTGATTTTGGAAGGTAGCGAAGGGACTTATGCAAAAAACCGTCTCGACAATCGGACGGCTTGTAAAATTGAAGACCTCTTCAAATTTGGTGATCTAGATGGAACTAAGGAATTACCAGAGTGATCTCGTTGACGGCATTAAGCAATCAATCATAAGCGGCAACAAGCACATTATGGTTCAATCACCCCCTCGCAGTGGGAAGACAGTAGTAATGGCTCATATCGCCAAAGGCGCAACGGATAAAGGTAACACGGTTCTATTCTTTAGTCATCGAAAAGAGATCAACGAGCAAGTAGTTAATACTTTCAAGCGTAATGGCGTTGACATGAATTTAGTAACCATTGATAGTGTTGGTAAGATTTCAAGACGCTTAGAGATTTTAATGCAACCATCTCTAATTCTTATTGATGAAGCTCACCACGTTAAAGCTAAAACTTACTTGAAAATCATCGAGCATTTTAAAGATAGCGTCATTCTCATGTTCACTGGCACACCAGTACGGTTAGATGGCAGTGGGTTTGATGATATTGCCGACGATTTAATTATAGGCAAGTCAGTCAAATGGTTACAAGAAAATGGCAATATAGCACCGTTTAAATACTACGCCCCATCTTTAGTTGATACAACACGACTAAAAAAACGTGCTGGAGAGTTCACCAAGGCTTCCATAGATGAATCAATGAAGCGTGTCATCTATGGCGATGTCATAGCACACTATGAGAAATTAGCCAAAGGGAAACAAGCTATCATTTACACGCATAGCGTAGAAGCCTCTGAGAGCGTCTCTAACGCATTTAAAAGTGCTGGCTATACTTCTATCGCAATCAGTGGTAAAACGCCACCAGAGGAACGAGAGAGGGCAATGCGGGCCTTTAGAGATGGAGAGCTTACAATCATGGTGAATTGTGAGCTATTCACGGAAGGCATCGACCTGCCAAACGTTGATGTTTGTATCATGCTACGTCCCACCCAATCATTATCTCTATATCTTCAGTTTGCCATGAGGGCCTTAAACCCTCGTGAAGGGAAGACGGCAATCATTATCGACCACGTTGGGAATGTTGATAGACATGGATTGCCCAACGATGACCGAGAGTGGTCGCTTAAGGGCATTGATAAAACCAAGAAAAAAACTAAACTCGGTGAGCCAACCACTCGAACGTGTGATGACTGCTACGCTACATTCTGGAGTGTAGAGCGTATCTGTCCGATATGTGGGCACGAAAACAAACCGACAAAAGAAGAAATCGAAATCATTCGAGAAATCCAACTCGAAGAACGACGACAAGAGGTTGCGAGTAAGGTTGAAACATTCGTTACAAGCGACCAATGCCAAACAGTAGAAGAACTCAAAGAGTTCGCTAAACAACACGGATATAAGCCCGGTTGGGTTTATCATCAACAAAAAAATAGAAATATTTGGAGATAAAATAATATGTTTACAATCGACTATTCACAAGCTAAAGAATTTGGAGCAATCGCAGACGGTACTTATGAAGTTACCATTGATCTAGCGAAACAAGATGCTACGCAAGGCGGTGCTGACTATCTCGACATTCGTTTCCGTATCCGCAAGGACTTTCAACAAGAATTCCAAAATAACATTATTTTCCATCGTATTTTTGCCAAGAAAGAAGACGGCAAGTATCCAGTAGCTTCTATCATGAATCTTGCTAAAGCTGCTGGTATCCCAGACGGTACTAAATTCACAAGTTTGGAAGATTACCTCAACCAACTCGAAGGCAAGGCGTTGAAAGTTACGGTTAAAAACGAAAAATCTGAGTACAAAGGTAAAACTTATGAAAACCTCAACGTTAAACGTATGGAAGTTACCGACGTACCAATTGCAGCAGCTAGTGCTGATGTCTCAGAAATTGACCTTCCATTCTAATTATGGAGATGGTTGATTACGCAATCAACTATCAAAAGATGGGCTATTCTGTGATACCTATTTCAAAGAGTGGGAAAACCCCTCTCATAGCATTCGCAGATAAACCGAAACTTACTGAGAACGACATCCGAAGAATTTGGCGAGACAATCCAGACGCTAACATAGCACTGAGGACTGATACCTTCTTTGTCATCGACGTTGACATGCACGGTGATGTTAATGGCTTAGAGAATTTGAGAAATTGGGAACACGCTCGATTGATTCCCGAAACCTTGCAAGCTACTACGCCTAGCGGTGGACGGCATATCTACTTGAAAAAAGACCCTAACCATCCTATATCACAGAATATAGGGATGATTGAGGGCGTGGATATTAAAGCCCACGTTAATAATTATATTTTAGTGCCACCGTCCAATAATTCCAAGGGCTACTATGAATGGGATGTGGTGCACTCGCCAAAAGATGGAAGTATCACAGAAGCACCCATTGAATTGATTAAGGTATTGCAAGAAATGAAACCAGAGCCGGCAAGCTATGAAGTCTCATCGTTTGCCAGTGGTAGTGTAAGAAGCACTAAAACCACTAAGCTGTTTGAGAGTATCTTACTCGGTTTTGGAGACCAAGGGGGACGAAATAACGCCCTAGCCGAGTTTGTCGGTGGGCTACTCCTTCGAGGTGTTGACCCAGAGATTACTTACCATCTCGCAAAGATGGCAAACAGTAATACTCAAGAGCCTTTGAGTGATAAGGAATTTGAAAGGACATTCAAGAGCATGTTAGACAAAGAGATTAGGAGGATTGGACTTGACAACGATTGATTTCGACTATTATCGTGAGCAACTCGCAAATTCTAGTCTATCGCCAGGGAAACCAGACAGCTGCGATGGCATTAAAAATAAACTGAAAGCCTATCGGAATGAGTGGTTTGAAAATTTCGAGGGGAAAAGCAAACCTAAAGCACTACCAGAGCTTGAAGTGGCACGGGCATTAAATAAATACGTCCATGTCATCACCCTCGAAAATGGGAAAGTAGCCTTATATGATCCAGAGCGTGGGTACTATCAAAAAGATTATAGGTACGCCTACCAACTCATTTATATCATCGAGCCTACTTTCAATGAGACAAAATGCCGCAATGTTCTATTTCTGCTATCAAACATGAGTAGAAAATATGAATACCAACGCATGCGGATGGATTTCGAGCCAGAATATCGAGATGTTAGACGCTTCATTTTGGTTAAAAACGGCATTTACGATAAGCGTAAAAAGAAACTACTATCGTTTGATTATAAGTTTATCAACTTCAGTACCATCGAGACAGAATTGGTCGAAAACGCCCCTAAACCAACCATAGACGGTTGGGATGTGGATACTTGGTTACTCGATTTAATGAGTGGTGACAGTGAGCTTGTCGAATTGCTATGGCAAGTCATTGCAGCGTCACTAAACGGCAATCATTCTTACAGAAAATCAATCTGGTTGGTTGGGAATGGTAACGATGGTAAGGGTACATTTCAACAGTTAATCAGTAATCTGGTTGGACTTAAAAACGTAGCACCGTTGAAACTCAACCAATTCTCAGAGCGTTTCGGTCTTGCCATCATCGAAGGTAAGACAGTTATCATTGGTGATGATGTCCAAGCTGGCATCTATGTGGATGAATCTTCTAACTTTAACTCGGTTGTAACTGGTGAGCCAGTATCGATTGAGAAAAAAGGAGAAAATCCCTATCTGGCACAGTTTAAGAAAACAGTCATCCAGTCTACTAACGCTATGCCAGTATTTAAGAATAAGTCAAACGGGACTTATAGGCGTATCGTTATTATTCCATTCAAGAAAACATTCGGTATCAAGGATGATAATTGGGCAATCAAGGACGATTACATTAATCGTAAGGAAGTTTTGGAGTATGTTCTTTGGAAGGCTATTAATTTAGACTTTGACCGTTTCAGCGAACCAAAAGCAACTCAAGAACGCATGCAAGAATTCAAAGAGGAAAATAACACAGTTTATAAATTCCTTAATGAATACTTGTCGGATGTCGTTTCCACTCGTATTCCAGTTAGATTTCTATGGGATGTGTACCGCTCGTGGTGTCATGAGGGAAATCATACAATCCCTAAAAAATCTAACTTCGAAAGAGAAATGACCCAGAATTTGCCGGTTGGTTGGGAAAAGAATAAATTAAGACCGCTTGACCACTTTAACCCAACTGAAGACAAACCAGATTATTGGCATGACTTTAATTTTAGTTGGGATGCCGAAAAAGATGGCAAAAAAACGGCTGCAATCATAATTAAGACACCGTGATACCGATTGACACCAATAACGGTGTCCTCGCAAACACTTGATACTAAAGCAATTAAGACACCTTGGATACTATGTTACTACTTTTATATAAATTTAAAATAAATAAATAAATAAATATATATATAGAGAGAGACCCTAAAAACTAGGTGTCTGGGTGTCAAAATCGGCTCAAACCCCTTATTTTACAATGGTTTGCGAGGATACCACTACAAGTGTCACAGTGAGTGTCGCGGTATCCATTTAGGAGATATATGACCACAGAATCACTAATTCAAAATCAAATAAGGGTGGAATTATCAAAAGCTGGCTATATGGTATTTCGAATTAACGTTGGTAAGGTCAGAATGGCAGACGGGCGTTGGTTTGATACGGGAGCACCGAAAGGGTTTTGTGATCTATTCGGCTTTAGACCAGACGGACAGATATTTTTCATCGAAGTAAAAAATGAAAAAGGTCGTGTGAGAGATGACCAAAGGAAGTTTATGGATGCCATGAAAAAACGAGGGGCACTCGTTGGAGTGGCAAGAAGCGTTAAGGAAGCTATGGATATAGTTAATGAGAAACAAAATTAAAGATAAGCTAGTCGGTGTATACGCTCCAGGGAGTTACGACCATGTAAGTGTGTTAGGCCAAACGCAAGAATTTTCGAGATGGTTCTGGGAGAATCGCAAAGATATGGATTTGATAAGTGCGAAATTAGGCATTAACGCCAAGAAATTAAATCGCATCTTAACGCTGGAGCAGTTACCAGACAAGGAATTACTAGCAAGGATGGTGGAATTATATGAAATATGAAGTAGTAGTCTACTACGACGATATGGTTGATAGCGTGCATACATTCAACAACAAGAATGAAGCTATCAACGAGCTGCATCGTTTGAGAGGTATCAAGTACCGAAACTCAAGAATGTATCGTGTGGAATTGGAAGAGGTTAAACAATATGATGGACAAGAATGAAGCAGTACAAAAACTAGCAACAGTGGGGCGTTTATCGATGTCCTATGCAGAGGACTTATATGATTCTTTCTTCGAGAAACCAGTCGTTCCGCAGTATGTGGCGGATTGGTATGAGGAGAATAAAAAGGATTTTGATTATAATCTGTGGGATTACCTCACAAGTTGGGATCGGCAAAAAGGTAGCGACTTTAAGAAATGGATTAATAACGAAATAGACGTACTTCAAACCCTCGTCAACATGCACCAGTTTGGGTATGAGGTGGAGAAAGAGACGAAGTACACTGTCAGAATCAAAGTCACTAATCAATACTTATGCAACGATGATGGGATTCTTCATTTTTCTCCAGGCTTTAGGATGGATTTCACGAAAAACGACCTTGAAAAATTGAATCTCGGCTGGGTATTCGACTGCGAGGGCATTGAAATCGTGGAGGTGGAATAGATGGCAAGGTTTATCGAAGTGACACCAGTAAAATACGGTGAAGAACAACCGAGAATGCTTATTAACGTCGAAAAAATCGATTACGTGCAAGAGGATAGCGACGGCCTTGCAGCGATATATTTAAAAGATGTCCCACTAGCGCCTTTTACAAAAAAACCGGTATTTGACAACCCTATTTATGTAACTACTCCGTTTATTTTCTTATCGGACGAAATAGAGAAAACTAAAGAGGTGGAGTAATGGTAAAACTTGTATTTATCGCAGAGCCTGAAGAACCTACGTATGACGGCATCCCAGCGCTTATTGCAAAAATTAATCGGTGGGCAGACGACCGCAACCTTAAGCAAGCAGACCCAAAGATTCAGTGGATGCGTATCACGGAAGAAGTCGGAGAAATTCGGGATGTACTCTTGAAGCCAACGAAATTCACAAAGCCGCAAGCAGCATTGAAGGATGCTATCGGTGACACGCTAGTAACAATCATCGTGCTAGCTCACCAGTTAGACCTTGATGTGACTGAGTGTCTCGGCATTGCTTACGAGGAGATTAAAAACAGAAAGGGAAAAATGATTAATGGGACTTTCATCAAAGAAGAAGACCTCTAGGATGATTGTCTGGGCGTTATTCGATAGTGGAAACGGATCATACACCAAAGGTGTTAATAAACTGGACAAAGATATTGAAATCTATCCAATAGGTATTGATATTGAAAATAAAAATCATCATTTTATCAATCTGAATTTAGCTGATTATAGCCGTTTGTTTGGAAATAACACCCTATTTGACACATTGGACAAATTGCCTAAACCTGATCTGATTATCGCTAGCCCGCCGTGTGAAAGTTGGTCTAACGCTAGCGCCATGGATAGAGGTAATGCGTGTTGGAAACAAGAGCGAGGTGATTCTTTATTTCAACCACAACAACCTTTGTCGATATTTACTGTGAGAGATCACAAAGATTTTGACAGATATCAATATTATCCCAATAAGCAACTTATGAAACGCATTAATGGTGAATTATGTGTATTCAATACAGTTGAAATCATTAAACGATACAACCCCAGATATTGGATCATAGAAAACCCATCTCATGGCAGAATTTGGCAATACATCGAGAGAGTGCTAGGTTTCGAAATCCCATTTGAAAATCATACGAGGTACAACAACTATGATGATTATCCGATTTCTAAACCAACTCGATTTTCTGGGAACATTGAATTGAATCTTAAAAATGAAAAGAAATCAAATGACATCAAATTTCAAGATTGGACGAAATCTTATAATGAGAGGTCAAATATTCCTCTAAGTCTGGTCTGTGAGATTTTTGAAAAAGTATATAAGGAGTTTATGAGTGAAGCATAAAGATTTAACGATAGCGACGATTTTACTTGTGGTCTCACTAGCCATTAACGTGGTTACGGTCATGCGAGTGGTCAACAGACCAATCGAAACTGTGGTAATCCACAAGGCAGACAATGCAGTGGAACTACACGGCAAGGTGACTGGAAAATCGATGGTCGGAAAGCTCTACACTGTTGATTGCGGTGCTTACGGCAAATTTCTTGTCAGTAAGGAACAGTACGATGCGGTGAATGTTGGGGATGATATCCCTAGCTACTTAAGGGGGCGAGGGCAATGATACCTAGATTTAGAGCGTGGGATAAAATCCATAAAACGATGTATGAAGATGGCGATATTGTATCTATTGACATCGAAAAAAGTCAAATTTGCGTTAAAACACCTTTCTTTGAGCAATTAAATCGCTACAACTTCAGAGATATTGACCTGATGCAGTCAACTGGTTTCACCGACAAGGATGGCAAGGATATCTTCAGAGGGGACATCGTTACTTTAAGAAGTGGCTTGTTCAAAGGAGTTGTTAGCTTTAGACAAGACTTAGGAACGTATGTCATTAATCTTATTGGATACAAAAACTTTGAACGCTTATGTAATGTTGCTGATTCGACGAAGGTTATCGGGAACATCTACACTAATTCGGAACTGGCAGAGGTGAAACAATGAACAAACGACGACAAAAGAAATCAGTAATGAGAAATGTATCTAAACTTTATGATATGGCTTTTGAGCGAGAGCGTTTTAGAAGAGATGTAGCTATTATTTGCGGTAGAGGTCTAAGAAATGCAAGAGTGCTTACGACAATGGTGGTTAAGAGAACTGTGTTCGAATACGCCCCATTCGAAGCCGTTGGAATAACATTAGAGGGATATATCGCAGACCGCCAAGTGATACAGGAGCGGAGCTCATGAGCGTGAAATACAAATATTCCGGGCTGACCGAGGAATTATACCAACGACTGGTCAGTGAACATGCAGCACTTAGAAAAACGCACAAAAAAGGCTCTTATAAACAGTTTTTTCAAGATGTGAAACAGTGCAGTGAATTAAAAGCCCGCATCATTTATCAAGCATTTAATAGCGCAGTCGTGGAACGTGCGAGGATATCGCCCCAAACTGTCGACCGCTTGGAAGGCATTATTTCTGATGAATTATTCAACGACCTTCAAGATTATCTGTCCACTAATTATACAAGGGGTAAAACCACGCGCCCAGTTTTGAATAAAATCAACGCAGGACTGCCAGAATACTTATTCAAACGATTTCGCAAGGAAGTTGAAGGGCTACGCAAGGAACACCCTGGCGACATAAACAAGTATATTAGAGACGTTAAAGGGTGCGACAAGAAAGAAGCTAACAAAACCCAAAACGCACTCAATCAATGTTATTTAGAGAAAGCTGCACTAACACCGTTGAAGGCGATTCAAATGGAAGGTATGCTGTCAAGGGATTTATTCAGCGAAATCATTGATTACGTTTTCAATAACTACGAGTGGTCTGAAAGGTTGGACGATGAAATTGATCGCATAACCCTAGAATGTCGTAATAAAGGCAAGGTAGGTCGTGAGAAACCCAGCGTTAAACGTGCCTTATATACGGCACTGGCAATGGGTTTGTAGCCAGAGTGGTATAGACGGTTCGAATCCGTCACTGGCTGTTTGTCTGTCAAAATACACTAAAAAATGGATATAGATTTTTAGTGGCTTGGACACTTTTTCGACACGCATCGCTGACAGACCGATGCAAAACAAATCCAGTAAATAATAAGTTATAGAATTGAGGAATCCTTTTGTATTTTTTTCAACCCTAGCCTTGCATTGCTGGTGGCATGGCTAAATCTAACGCATGGGAGGTGGTAACCTAATCCTTCTTTATTCTTGTAAACAAAAAAAGACCCAGACTAATGCCTAGGACTGTTCAAATGCTAATAATATTATTATACCATAAAGGAAATGATTTTATGAGAACAGTTGAACGGCTGCAACAAATCAAGGCACTTGATAGATATATTGACAGTCAGATAGAACAGATTAAGAGACTGGAATCACAAGCGCTAAAAGTAACGGCTGGTGCTATGCAAGCGGATATGGTGCAAGGTGGTAAGCGTAAAGGGAAGGATGACATCTATGTCGAACTCATGACGGCTAGGGAGGAAGTGGAACGCTTCACGGCCGAGGCTATTAAGCAAAAGCTAGACTTCCGCCGGCAGATAGCAAACGTGGGGGATATAGATGCTAGGTCCCTGCTGCAAATGGTATATATAGACCAGCTGGATATCTGGCAGATATGTGACCGTATGGGCTTCAGTAAAGCTACCTACTATGTTAAGTTAAGACAAGCTGAGAAGTATCTGGATTAATCTACAGTGGTATATACCAATCCATACTCCATCATACTATCAACGTGGTAATATAGTATTATCGAATCAGAAGGACACAGTAGAGTTCTTCTTTTACTTTATCTGAAAGGAGGTATGCCGATGCCAATGGTCAGACGATGCAAGACAGAGGGGTGCCGTGCCTTAGCAGAGAGACCAGCACACTACTGTACTACACACCACAGTATGGAAGCAGCATACACACAAGAGAGACAGAGATACTCACGGACTAGATACAACACACGAGTAAGGAACCGAGACGATGAGAGCAAGGAACGCTACGCATTCTATCGCTCAAAGACTTGGTCATCCATTCGTAAGATAGCTTTAGAACGTGACAACTATCTATGTCAGTACTGTCTAGCGTTGGGTATCACCACACCAGACGCACGTATAGGCGACCACATTACACCCGTTGAAATAGCTCCAGAACTTAGGACTGAAATTTCAAATGTGGTAGCAACGTGTAGAAGCTGCGATAACACCAAACGTACCTTGGAACAAGAAATCTATGGTACTGGTCAGAATAGAACGAAACAGAACACCGAGCTACGACTTTCCGTGGCAACGTGGGCAGATTTAATAGCCCGCAAAAAAGAGGACGTCGTTAAACCCCTCTAATAAGCCCATAGCACGATTTTATAATAAGGGTGGTACAATAACCCTCGAGACAATTTAAAATTGACCCCCGCCCCTTTCTCGTGCCAAGGAGAGCCGCCACAAGGTGTTTTCTTACACCGCACACCAATTTTGAGGGTTTTAACAAGGGTCTTTTTTATTTTAGGAGGTGAGAGCGTGGCAAATAAGTCACCGGCAAGGCGTGAGCCGTTTTACAAGCAAAATGACCGTTTTCTACCGCTTGACCCACCAAACTACTTAGGAACAGTAGCGAGGGCGGTTTGGACTAAAATAATTCCGTTTTTAAAAACGACAGAAAAGGTCGAACGCATTGACACGTTCCTTGTGGAAACATATTGCACGACATACGAGATCTACAAGAAAGCTTATGAGGACGTTAAAGAAAACGGTATCCAAACCGAGATTATTAAATATATTCAGTCTCCCGGTAGTGGTGAAATTTTAGGCGAACAATCAATGGGATTTAAGAAAAACCCCGCTGTTGCGACGATGAAAGATGCCGCTGAAACCCTTAATAAGATAGGTATTCAGCTAGGTCTGACACCTAAAGGGCGGGCAGAATTGGCTGAAATAGCCGGAAGTCAAGCGGATAATTCTTCGATGAAAGATAAAATGGCAGCATTCTTTAAATAAAGGAGGTGAAACATGCAAAAGATTGATTTAACCAAGTCAAAAGATGTAATCGGTGCTTATAATAGCATCGATTTTTCTTATGAACGAAAAACCTATACCGACTATGGCACGAAATACTGTTTTAACGTGCTAGATGGCAAGATTGTCGCTGGTTACAATATCCAATTAGCATGTTTTAGGCACCTCCGAGACTTGCAAAGACAAGGGGATAGCGATTTTCCTTATGTCTATTCAGTCGAAGCGTTTAACCGTTTCTTGAAATTCCTATCATTAGTGCCAAACGTTGATGATCTGAGCCAAAAGTTAGAGCCTATGGATTGGCAGTATTTCATATTTGCCCAACTCTTTGCGTGGTTTGATTTAGACGATGTACCAAGGTTTTCAAATATCATTATTTCTATTGCTCGTTCGCAAGGGAAAACGATGATAGCTGGTATCTGCCTTAATTTCTCTTATCTTATTGAGATTATCGGGCAAAGTAACCAAGATTTTCTTGTTAGTTCGCTAAACTTCGACCAAACAATGAAGCTGTATACTTATGTTAAATCTATGATGGCTAGAATCATTGAGAATGAGCCGTTTAAGTCGCTAGCAGAAGAAACACAAGTCCAATTATATTCACGAGAGATTAAATCGCTCGTAGATGCCAATACCATTCATACTATCTCTTTTGAATCGGGTAAATTTGACGGTAAGCACTTTAAACTGGCCGTGGCCGATGAAGTCGGTGAGCTTAGAACGGATGAAGGGATTTCTAAAATCACATCCGGGCAAGTTAATACCGAGGGCTCGCGTTTTATTGAGATTTCAACATCTTACCAAACGCCCGATGTTCCATTTCATCAAGAGCAAAAGAAACTGATTGAGATTATGGAACGTGACTTTGACCGTTCTGGTGATGATCAGCTATGTCTAATTTGGTCTCAAGATAACTTGGAAGAAGTCTTTAAACCAGAAACATGGGCAAAGAGTAACCCACTACTTAACCACCCTAAATTAAAGGATGGATTGATGAAAGGGTTACTTTCTGAGCGTGATAAGAAACTGCTTATGGGGAAACTTGCTGACTTCCAAGTCAAAAACATGAATTGTTGGTTGCTAGCAGATAGCAACAGTTTCCTTGATTTGACTGATATCGAGAATGCCGTTGTTGATGAATTTGATATCAAGGGTAAGCGTGTCTATGTAGGACTGGATGCGTCTATGTTCAGCGATAATACGGCTATCGGTTTTGTTTATCCCTACGTTGCTGGAGACGGTAGTCAGAAATGGCATATCGAACAACATAGTTTCATTCCCTGGCAACAAGCAGGCTCGTTAGAAGCTAAGATGGAGCAAGACGGCATCAACTATCGAGACTTGGAAACCAAGGGTTTTTGTACGATTACCAGTCACCCACAAGGGCTTATCAATCCAGAGGAAGTGTACCGCTGGTTTTGCGAGTATGTAGAAGATAATCAGCTTGATGTGGTTTTCTTCGGCTACGACGCTATGGGAGTATCAAAGATTATCAAAGCCTTGGAATCTAACACGAGTTTTCCACTCATGCCGATTAGACAGCGTACAAGCGAACTGAAAGACCCGACAAAATTCCTTCAAACGCTCTTTATCGAAGGCAATATCACTAGACTTGATGATGAAATCATGCGAAAAGCCTTGATAAATGCGGTAATCAAGGAAGACAACATCGGTATTCAAGTCGATAAAATGAAATCGACCTATAAAATCGACGTGGTGGACGCTCTAATTGATGGTTTTTACGATGGTATGTATGCGTTCGAAGACTACGCGATTACCAATAACCCAACGTGGAAGGTCGAACACATGAGTCAAGAGGCCGTCCTAAACTGGTTGAAAAACCCAGATAGTGGGCTACTAGAGGAGTATTAATACATGATTTTGAAGTTTTTTAAAGCAATTTGGGCTATTTTTGACATTTTGATGTTTATTTTAGCTGCAATTTCGCTCAATGTCACTACTTACCACATCGGCTATGTGTGGTTTGGTATTAGTATGACAATCACGTTCGTACTAGCTGGGCTAGTGAGTGAATTAGCTAGCAAAAAAGGCTAGAAAGGAGGTGATAATAATTGCCGATATTTAATTTAGCAACCGAAAGCCCACCGAGTAACCAAGGGGGCTTTTTTGATATCACTGATCCAGAGTTTTTGGCTACCTTGAATGGTAGTGAGTGGGTTTCAGCCGAAACTGCTCTTAAAAACTCGGACCTATTCTCTATTATCAGTCAGTTATCTAATGACCTTGCGACTGCCAAGCTGACAACTAGCCGAAAACAGTTACAAGGCATTGTGGATAATCCATCAAACAACGCTAACCGCTTTAATTTCTATCAGTCTATCTTTGCTCAAATGCTATTGGGTGGTGAAGCCTTTGCCTATCGATGGCGAAATGACAATGGGCGTGATATGAAGTGGGAATATTTGAGACCGTCTCAAGTCTCATTTAACCGCTTGGACAACCAAAACGGTCTTTACTATAACATCACTTTTGATGACCCACGCATTCCACCAAAGCAGCATGTTCCGCAAAGCGACATCTTACACTTTAGATTGCTATCAGTGGATGGTGGTTTGACAAGCGTAAGCCCGTTGATGGCCCTTGGTAGAGAATTAGATATTCAAAAAGCCAGTGATAAGCTAACGCTTAACTCTCTTAAGAACGCCCTTAACGCCAATGGTATTTTGAAAATCAAAGGCGGTGGCTTGCTCGATTTCAAAACCAAGGTCTCACGCTCAAGACAAGCGATGAAGCAAATGCAAGGTGGTCCGTTGGTACTGGATGATTTAGAGGACTTCACACCTCTTGAGATAAAATCCAACGTGGCCCAACTACTTAAGCAAGCGGACTGGACGACCGGACAATTTGCAAAAGTCTACGGTATCCCAGAGAACGTTGTCGGAGGTCAAGGAGACCAACAGTCTTCACTAGAAATGAGCTCAAATGTCTACTCTAAAGCAGTAGCACGCTATTTGAGACCGTTCCTCAGTGAGTTATCTCAGAAACTTTCATGCGATGTGGACGCAGATATTTTTCCAGCGGTTGACCCGACTGGTGCTAACTATATCAGCCGTATCAATAGCATGGTCAAAAGTGGCACACTCGCACAGAATCAAGGCTTGTATATTTTGCAACAAGCTGAGATTTTACCTAAAGAGTTGCCAGAGGGTAAAAACCCTAACCGTACCACATTGAAAGGAGGTGAGATAAATGGGCAAGATTGACATTAAGGGCGATATTGTAAGCGATGATGCTGGAGCGTTCTATGAATACTTTGGCATGTCTAGTACCTACCCTAAATTGGTACAAGAAGCCATCGCTAACGATGAAGACGAAGAAATTACGCTTAATATTGCTTCAAACGGTGGTGATGTATTTGCAGCTAGCGAAATCTATACCATGCTTAAAGCCAGTGGCAAGCGTATTGTGGTTAATGTGCAAGGGCTTGCGGCTAGTGCTGCGAGTGTCATTTCTATGGCTGGCGATACCGTGCGTATCAGTCCAACGGCGCATATTATGATTCATAAAGCGTCTACTGGTATCGTCGGGAATAGCGATGACCTAGAGCATCAATCAGCGGTATTGAATAGCATTGATGAATCTATTGCTTTGGCTTATGAGATGAAAACCGGGCTTAAGCAACCAGAATTACTTGATCTCATGGCTAAAGAGACATGGCTTAATGCTAAAACTGCTGTAGATAAAGGCTTTGCGGATGAAATCATGTTTTTCGATGATGACGAAGAAGAAATCATGGTTACTAATGCCGTACATCAACTACCAAGCAAATCAGCAATCACTAAATTTAAGAATATGATTGCTACACCTAAAACCAATTCATTGCGTGAGCAGAAATTGGCTATTTTACTTGAAAAATGAAAGGAAGATGATTAATGAAAACATCAAACGAATTGCATGACCTTTGGGTTGCTCAAGGCGACAAGGTCGAAAATCTAAATGAAAAACTTAACGTAGCTATGCTTGATGATTCAGTAACCACTGAAGAATTGCAAGCTATCAAGAACGAGCGTGACACTGCCAAAATGAAACGTGACATGTTCAAGGAACAATACACGGAAGCTCGTGCTAACGAAGTGCTTAACATGTCTGAAGAAGACAAGAAATCATTGACTGAAAACGAAGAAGAAGTTAAAGCTTCTTTTGTTAAAGACTTTAAAAACCTTGTTCGTGGTCGTTACCAAAACTTGCTCGATTCTAAAACAGACGGAACTGGTGCTGATGCTGGCTTGACTATCCCACAAGATATTCGTACAGCTATCAATACATTGGTTCGTCAATACGATTCATTGCAAGAGTATGTAAATGTTGAAAACGTAACTACTCTTACTGGTTCTCGTGTTTACGAAAAATGGGCTGATATTACCGGACTTACTAAAATTGATGATGAAGCTGGTCAAATCGGTCAAAACGACGATCCAAAACTTTCTCTTATCCGCTACACAATCAAACGCTACGCTGGTATCTCAACAGTAACTAACAGCTTGCTTGCTGATTCTGCTGAAAATATCCTTGCATGGTTGTCTGGATGGATTGCGAAGAAAGTCGTTGTTACTCGTAACAAAGCCATCTTGGAAGTTATTGCAACACTTCCAACTAAACCAACATTGGCTAAATGGGATGACATCATTGACTTGGAAGCTAAAGTTGACCCAGCTATCAAACAAACTTCATTCTTCTTGACTAACACTTCAGGCTTCACTGCCCTTAAGAAAGTTAAGAACGCAATGGGTGACTACCTCATGGAACGTGATGTGAAATCACCTACTGGATACTCAATCGATGGTTTCATGGTTAAAGAAGTTTCTGACCGCTGGCTTGCTAATGGTACTGGTGGAGCTATGCCACTTTACTTTGGTGACTTGAAACAAGCGGTAACATTGTTTGACCGTCAACACTTGTCATTGCTCTCAACAAATATCGGTGGTGGAGCATTCGAAACTGACACCACAAAAGTACGTGTTATTGACCGTTTCGATGTTGTTAAAACGGATGAAGAAGCATTTGTTCCAGCGTCATTCAAAGCAATCGCTGACCAAAAGGCTAATCTTACACCAGGGGCTTAATTAGGAGGTAAGTAATGAGTGTATCTAAGGAAACTATCATGCAGACCCTCAATCTGGATGAGACAGACGACACTGCACTCATTCCAGCTTACATTGAATCAGCTCAACAGTACATTATCAATGCAGTCGGTAACGACCCGAAATTCTATGACCTTGATAGCGTAGAATCTTTGTTTGACACGGCTGTAATAGCTCTCACAAGCTCATATTTCACTTACAGAGTGGCTTTAACAGATACGGTAACTTATCCTATCAATCTCACTTTGAATAGCATAATTGGGCAATTAAGGGGTTTATACGCAACGTATAGCGAGGAAAGAGGTGACTAATGGCTAAAGTTAGATACTTACCCTCAGACTTTCGTTTTAAGGCTGATTTTGGCACTTATCAAAGCACACCCAATAAATTCACGGGCGTTAACGTGCCTAAATTCGTTAAACAGTTTACGTTGCACTATAAACCACACACTCGCACACTCAATCAAGAGTATTTAGCCCAACAAAATGGTGAAACCGATACAAAGGTTATCGTGATTCGCCACAACGCCAAAGTGGTCGAAGGTCAAGTGGCCGTCTTAAACGGCACTCAGTATGATATTGTGCGAGTTAGTCCGAATGAAAACTTTGGTCTAAACCGCTACGACTTTCTGACTTTGAGAAAACGCAAGAAAGTTGGGTGATGGCTTATGGTAGGGCTTGATAAGGCGCTAGAGGGCTGGCTTGAAACGGTCGCTAGTATTGGCGATTTAACACCAGCGGAACAAGCTAAAATCACAACCGCTGGCGCAAAAGTGTTTCAAAAGGAGTTAGAAGATGTAACTCGTGAGAAACACTACTCAAATAAGAAACATTTGAAGTATGGGCACATGGCTGACGGTTTATCTGTCCAGTCCACTAATGCGGACGGCAGAAAGAACGGTGCGGCAACCGTAGGATGGAAGAATAACTACCACGCCCAAAATGCCAGACGATTAAATGACGGTACAAAAAAATATCGTGCTGATCATTTCGTTACCAATGTCCAAAACGATAGCGCTGTCCAAAGAAAAGTGCTATTGGCAGAAAAAGAGGAATATGAAAAACTCATTCGCAGAAAAGGAGGGAAGTGATTAAGTGTTAGCAACCGTAAAACTAAAAGAGCTAATTGACGGCAAAGAATTTGGTGAAATAAGCGAAGTATATGCAAACAACTTGCCCAAAGAGCTCGAAGAAAACACCGATAAGACAATCGTTTTGCTCACAGAAAGCAACCCATCCCTTGACTTAAGCGGAAACAATACCTTTTTCAGTAAAACAGATAGAGTAGAGGTACAGATTTTTTACAAGGCTGATATTGATTTTGATATTGAAGCCTTTGAAATGGAATTACTAAAATTCCTAAAATCTGAACACTACTCAATTACAGATATGAGAGAACACAGCATAGACCCCGATACATTGCAGATCACGGCGGTCTTTTTTGTTGCTCTCGATAAATTAATTTAACAAAGGAGAAATTACTATATGGCAATTGTAGGTTTGAAAATGGTCCGCCTTGCATTGGTTGACCCTAAAACCCAAAAACTACTTAAAGGGGCTGATGGCCTCTCAACAGACGGCGTTATTGAAGTAGATTCAGCTATGCTTGGTACTCGTACCGCTAACATTTCTAACTTGGAAGGTCAAGCAACTAAAGTACCAGGGAACAACTCAGTGCAAGACGTTATGATTGCACCGGGATCACCAACAGTCGCATTCGACTTCAATAACCTTGATTTTGAAATCAAACAAAAAATGCTTGGTTTCAAACCAGACGGCAAAGGTGGTTACGTTATGGACGGTGAAAAACCACACACAGCGGTATTGATTGAATCTGAAACACTTGACCGCAAACACTCAGTATTCTTTGGTTTTGCTAACGGTATCATGCAAGAATCAACTCAAAACGTTGCTACTGATACAGATACCGCTCAAACTCGTCAAGACGATAACGTGACATTCAATGCCTTGTCAGCGAATGCGTTTGGTGGTGAGCCTTACAAGAAATACTTCTCTGGGGCATCTAACTTTGATAAAGCGAACATGTTCAAAGAAGTGTTCGGAGGATACGTCCTTCCTGCTGCATCAAGCAGTCTATAATTCGCAAGAGGTCGGGCTCATGGCCTGACCTCTATTTTTGTTAAAAAGGAGTAAAGACATAATGGAAATCAGAACTATTCAAATTCCGGAAATCAGTAAGAAAGCATTCAAAGTGACAACAAGTAACCGCAATGTATTGCGTATGCACGAATACCAACTAGCAGTCCTTAAGATTAGCGACACTGTCGAAGATGGTGATACACAAGAGCAAGCACAAGCGAGCTTCACAATTCTTAAAGAAATGCTCGGTTTCATTCGTGCTGTTCTCAACTTGGATGATGAAGCCTATGACAAATTGCTTGATTTAGACAATGAACGTACACAAGAGATTGCCGAAAAATTGGTGGGCTATATGTACGGTTTGACGGACGAACAACTTGAAAACGCCGCTGGTGAAACTGACCCAAAAGACTAAAGTCTAAAGGGGAACAGATTTTTGATTTAGAAAATAGCATAGAGGACTTGAAACTCATTGCTAAAAAATCAATTCAAGGTTTTGGGTGGACACTAGATCAATACTACGATACCGATTATTACGAGTTGATGAAGATTCTAAACGCAAAAGATGAAGAAGACAGGATGGTAGACCCAACATCTTTACTCTAAATATTTAAGGAAAGGAGGAAAAAATAATACATGGCAAAAGTACAAGCTACCATGTCCACCGAAATCGCCTTAGACACGTTACAAGCGGCTAACTCGATTAAACGATTAACTCAGTTAGTTAATAGCTCTACAAACGCATGGAAGGCACAAGAAAGCCAAATGCGTAGCGCTGGGGACTATTTAGGTGCAGCACAAGCTAAGTATGATGGTTTGGGTAATGCTATTCAAAACCAACAACACAAGATTGAGAAACTGAAACAAGAACAGTCTCAACTTAAAGGAAGTACCGCTGAAACCGCTGAACAGTACCTTAAGTACCAACAACAGATTGACCAAGCGACAACACGTTTGGCATCGTTGGAAAACCAACAGCGTCAAGCTAAGAACAGCCTAGATTATCATAAATCTGGGCTTTCTGAATTACAACGTGAGTACAAAGCCCAAAACGAAGCCTCAGACACTTACATCAAGCGTCTGAAAGCAGAGGGCAAGGAAGATGAAGCTAGACAAGAACAGCTTAAGCAATACAAGGGCTCGATTACTAATTTAAATAAGCAGTATGAGACCCAAAAAGAGATGCTTGAGCGTGTCGCCAAACAGTCTGGAAAAACTAGCGATGAATACCGCAAGCAAAAGCAACGTTTAGACGAAACGGCTACTAGTCTAGCACATACTAGAAATGCCGCTGACAAGCTGAATGATGAAATTGAGCAAAGTCAACGCTCTAGTACATTCATTGGTCGCTTAAAGGATAGCTTTAAACGCTTAGGTAGTGAAGTCAGTGAGACCGAGCATAAAACCTCACGCTTAAAGGGCATCTTTGGGGCTACGTTTGCAGCTAACCTAATCAGCAACGGTTTCCAGAATGCGTTGGGAGCTATCAAAGGTAAGTTTGACGAAATCGCACAGTCTAGTGCCGAGTACGTTAAATACCAACAAACCATGAACGCCACTTGGTTGACCTTGACGGGTAATGCTGAAGAAGGCAAGAAAATGGTCGATATGACCAACCAAATGGCACAAGCTGCGGCAAACTCAACCGAAATGGTTGACGGCATGAACCAAAAATTCTACGCCGTTACTCACAACACCGAGTTAACCAAACAGCAAACACAAGCTATCTTGACATTGCAAGACGCATTCGGTCAGACCGATGCAGCCGTTGAGAATTTCGCTACACAATGGGCGCAAATGATTGCCAATGGTAAAGTTCAAGGGCAAGACATGATGTCAATCATCAATGTCTTCCCGGAAATGAAGAACCAACTTAAAGAAGTAGCTGCGCAAGAACTTGGGATTGCAGACATGACTGCCGATAAATATGCAGAGCTTCAAAAAGATGGTAAGATTACCGCTGAAATGGCACAAAAAGCCTTGTTCGAGTTGCAAGACAAGTACAAGGATGCCACTGCTAACTTTTCAACTACCATTGGTGGTCTTGAAAGGACAATTCAATCCCGTATGCCGGCGGTAGTAGCAGCCTTCCGTGATCCAATTGATAAAATGAAAAACCCATTTTTACAACAGATTGGGGATTGGGTTGCTGACCCTAACACTGAAACCAAGTTTAAAGATTTAGGGGAACACGTTTCTAAAGGTCTAGGCACCATCATGGATGCCTTTTCTAAAGTCTTTAATCTCGGTGATGGCAAGGACAAGCTCAATGGCTTCATGGACGGTCTCAACAAGGTCGTTGATAATGTTAGTAAAACCATTGCTAATAACGCCCCTAAAATTGTAGCTTTCTTTAAAGAAACAAAAGACAGTTTAGGTGCAGTTTTTAGCATTGGTAAAGACTTTGCTGGTGGCGTCTGGGAAGTTGCCGTCGATATGATCAAAGGTATCGCTGGGGCTTTCAATCTCATGACTGGTAACGGCAAGAAGGCTAAAGGGCCAGTCACGTCACTATCTAAGGCTTTGGGTGGTATTGCTGAACACAAGACGGCTATTAAAACAGTTGGTTCTTTGTTTGCTGCTTACTTTGTAGGCTCTAAAGTCGCTCTAGGTATTACGGCAGTCGTTAAAGGTATCCATGCGTGGCGGACAGCTACAGTCGGTATGACAGCGGCTCAAAAAGCAATGAATTTAGCAATGGCTTCTAACCCCATTGGTTTAATCGTGGTTGCGGTAACTACGGCTATCACTGCCTTGGTATTGCTCTACAAACACAACAAGAAATTCAAAGCCTTTGTCGATGGCATGTTTAGTGCTGCTAAGAAAGCCTTTGACAAGATTTTCAAAGTTACTAAAGAAATTTTTGGCAAGATCATTGATTTCTTCAAAAAGGACTGGAAACAAGTCCTTTTATTTATCGCCAATCCGATTGCTGGGGCGTTTGCGTTAATCTATAAGCACAACAAGAAATTCAAGAAATTCGTTGATGGTATCGTTAAGAGTATCAAGGACGGTTTTTCTGGTGCTGCGAAATGGCTCGGTAAGACATGGGATGGCATGAAGAAGACTTGGACTGGTGCGATGGATTCAATGACCAAGAGCACCAAAAAAGGCTTCGAAAAAACCAAGAATTACTTCACTGGTGGTGAAAAAGGTATTAAAGCCTTTACGAATACTGCTAAGAAATTGCTTGTTATCTCCAATCCAGTAGTAGCTGGGTTTGAGTTGATGTACAAGCATAACAAGCCATTTAAGAAGTTTGTCGATGGCACAGTTGACCATGTTAAAGACATGGCGAAAGGCGTTGCGAAACACATGACTAGCCTTAAAAAAGACTGGTCTGATAAGTGGGACAATGTTAAGAAATTCGCATCTAAAACATGGGACGGTATCAAGGGTAATGCTACGGAAGCCATGACTGCCCTTGGTAAGGACATCGACAAGCACCACAAGGGCATCAATAAGAATTGGTTTGACGGTTGGGAAAATTCTAAGAAATTCCTATCTAAAAAATGGGATGAGATTGGAGCGTTAACACAAGAAAAATTTGGTGTTAACATTACCAAGCTGATTACCGACGCTTTGACCAATATCGCTAAATTCTTCAAAGATACGTGGGACAATGTAAAAAAAGGATTTAGCGAAATGTGGGACGGCCTCAAAAAACTTGCCGGTGATGGTATTAATGCCGTCATTGCATTGCCTAACGCTGGTATCGATGGCATCAACAAACTGATTTCTGATTTTGGTGGTAGCAAAGAAGCTATCTCTAAAATTCCGAAAGTTAAGTTTGCCGGTGGTACTGGTATGTTTAGTTCATACCGAAACCCAATCACTAAGCCTACGTTAGCTACGCTTAATGACGGTTACGACAGTCCAGAGACCAACAACCAAGAAATGGTAATTCTACCTAATGGTAAGTCGTTCTTACCACAAGGGCGAAATGTTGAATACCTCTTGCCTGCTGGCTCAGAGGTAATCAATGCTAGTGAATTGGCCATGCTCATGGGTGTTGAGCGTGGAGCTTTTGCTAAAGGTACTGGTTTCTGGTCTAAAATCTGGGACACTGCTACCAACGTAGCAGGCTCAGTTTGGGACACTATGAAGAACGGTGTTGACAAATTCATGAAAATGATTGAGTTTGTCGGCGATGTGGTTAAAGACCCAGTTGGATCATTGGCTAAAAAATTCAGCCCTAACGCTGATAAGTTAGCTGGTATGTTTAACCCACTCGGTAATGCGCTTTACAAGAAACCAATCGAAGAAGCTAAAAACTGGTGGAAAGAGCTTTGGTCAATGGCTAACGCTTCAATGGATGAAGGCACAGTGGCAATGGGTGCCAAAGGTGACGACTACCGTTTTAAAGATAAAGCGAAAGACGCTGGTGCTGACCCGTGGGGTTACTTCTATCGTGAGTGTGTATCATTCGTTGCTAGCCGTTTGGCAAACCTTGGCGTTAAACCTAGTCTATTTAGCCACCTCGGTAATGGTAACCAATGGATTTCTGCCAGCGTGCCACACTTAAGTAGACCTAAACCGGGTACAGTAGCCGTCTACACTGGTGGACCTGTTTCAAGCAACCACGTTGACTTTGTAACGGCTGTTCACGGTGATACCTACGACGGTGAAGAATACAACTATGGCGGGAATGGTCAGTATCACCAATATGCTGGTCGTCATATTTCAAACGCTGCTACCTTCCTTGATTTCGGTGTTCGAGACAGTGGAAGTAGTGGCGGTGACGATAGCAAACCGCTTAAGGACCGAAACAGTCCACTTCAAACTTTGATTAAACGACAAGTTGGTGGCATGTTCGACTGGATTAAGAAAACACTTGGCCCATTGCTCAGTCCAGCGGGTGGCGGTGAAGACGGGCCACAAGGAACTGGTGTTTCGCGTTGGCGTGAATCCGTAGTTAGAGCGTTGAAGGCAAACGGTATCGAGCCTAATGACTTCCGTGTGTCTAAGATTTTAGCGACAATTCAACGTGAATCTGGTGGTAACCCTAACGTTCAAAATAACTGGGACAGTAACGCAAGAGCTGGTACCCCGTCAATTGGTTTGATGCAAACTATTCAACCAACATTTGACGCTTACAAGCACGCAGGACACAATAATATCCGTAACGGATATGATAACTTGCTCGCTGCAATCAACTACATTAAACACCGCTACGGTACATCAGATGCAGCCTTTAACCGTGTAGCCGCTTATGGCTATGCTAACGGTGGTCTAGTCCATAAAAATGGTGTTTATGAATTAGCCGAGGGTGACATGCCAGAGTATGTTATCCCGACAGATATTGCCAAACGTGGTAGAGCGTGGCAATTACTTACTGAAGCAGTGGCACGATTTGCGGGCGATTCCCCACAAGGCAACCACGATAACACTTCAGATCGTGAGCGTGTTTCTGTATTGGAAAGCAAGCTAGATATCATGATTGACTTACTCGGTCAATTGGTAACTAATGGCTCTAACCCTATTGAAGTTAGAAATATCATCGACGGTAGAAGCGTGTCAAACGGTCTAGCACCGTTTATGACCAAGGCAACAAACGATTATGAGCGCAGACAAGCGTTGCTAGGAGGTAGCATTATTTGATAGGAATGTCAGTAACTTATGACGGTAAAAACTTAACCGAATTATTCAATGAGGGGCGAGGGCGTACCGTTCCAGTGGATGTCACCAAGAACGTGGCAGCCAATTTTAATAACAACTATCAAGACCAAGGACGTAGACGCTACGGTCAGCAATTCCTATATAGCACCTTGTCCGTTAAGCAGATTCAAGTATCGTTTACTCTAGTAGGTAACTACGACTACTTTAATACTGTTGCTGAAACATTGGGCGGATACCTTAATGTCGATAAGCCGAAACCATTGATTTTTGGTGATGAGCCTAACAAGGTCTGGGAGGCTATCCCGTCTGGTCAAGCGTCGCTAGCAGTTGATAAGAACACTGCACCTATCACCGCAACGGTAACGGTTACGTTTGATGTTCCGAAAAGCTACGGTGAGAACAAAGCACAAGCCTTAGTAAGTAGCGACGGCGAAACCAAGTACGGCAGTATTAAGAAAGTTTCTACTGGGCATTACAAGGCTACGTTGAAAAACTTTGGTACGGCTGAAACTTACCCAGATATTAAGCTGAAATTTAACTCGGATAATGGCTGGGTTGGGATTGTGAAGTCTTCTAGCGAAAGCTATGAGATTGGCAATCCTAACGAGGTAGACACTCGGACAGTTAAGCAATCTGAAATTCTGTTTGACTACGTTTCTAATAACTGGATCACTAATGGTTTTTCTGTCGGTGCTAAAAACCAAGGGCGTTTCAACGACAACTTGCAAAGTTTGAATGGGACACTTGCGATTGATAACGCATGGGGTAGACCACATATCGCCTTGACTAATCGAGGTAGTGGCTCTACTCTATTGCGTGGTAGCTCGATTACATGGGAAATTCCAGCGGATAGCAATCGAGAAAAAGGCTCACTATATGAGTATATGTGGTGGAGACAAATTTTCTGGTTAGGTGCATCTAACGAGTGCGGATATATCAAAATATCTGTCACGGATGCAAACGGCACATTCCTATATGGTGTGGAAACCCTTAAACATATCAACGGTCTAGGTTGCGAGTATCGTTTTCTTGCTAGCGATGGTAACGGAAGTTATCGCACGCTAGACAGAAAGTCATTCTGGGGAACGCATGTCATGACCCAAAACCCATTCAACGAACCGCAAGGATGGGCAGATATGCAACGCTTTGATGATGAAATACAGTTTTATTACCAAGGTGGCTATCCTAAGTTTAAGATTCCAGAGATCAAAGGAAAGAAATCGGCAAAAATTAGTGTCGGTTTCTTCGGTATCGGTGATGCACCTCTTGTAACTCACATGTATCTGGATAGTTTCGTCTATAGAAAAGACTACGTGAATAAAGAGGAAGACATCCCTAACCGCTTCCGTAAGGGCTCTATCCTTGAAATCGACATGGCTAAAGGCAAAACACTAGTCGATAACTTGCCAGCATCTAATGAGTTAACTTACTTATCCGAGCCATTCAGCATTGGGACTGGTGATACAGAAATCGATATCTACACATCGAGTTGGACAAGGACTGACCCGACTATTGAAGTAACTTGGAAGGAGCGTTTTATTTAATGCAAATTTGGATACATGACAAGAACATGCGTAAGGTTTGTGCCTTGAATAACAACGTTCCGGGCATGTTGCCATACTCTAACAGTCAGTGGCATCCTTACCTTGAATACTCAACCAGTACATTCGATTTCACAATTCCTAAGATCGTCAATGGGAAACTGCACGATGATGTCAAATATATCAAAGACGATATGTTCGTTTCGTTCTACTACGACAACACTTACCATGTTTTCTATGTTTCGCAGTTAGTTGAAAATGACACAAGTTTTCAAGTGACATGCAATAACACCAATCTTGAATTGGCACAAGAACAGTCGGTTGCTCTTAAAAGCAACGGGGCGCAAAATATTGCATGGTACTTAGAACACCTTGAAATTCTAGGGTTTACAAATCTTGAAATTGGCGTTAACGAGGTATCTGATAAAACAAGAACGCTTGAATTTGAGCCACAAGACACAAAACTGGCACAATTACACAGTCTCATGTCTAAATTTGATGCTGAATTTGCCTTTCGCACTGAATTGAATCGAGACGGTACAATTAAGCGTTTCGTGATTGATATCTACCAGATTCCAGACGAAAACCACCACGGTATCGGTAAGGCTCGTGGGGATGTTGTGCTACACTATCAAAACGAGCTCAAAGGTGTTCAAGTAACGAGTGATAAAACCCAGCTATTTAATGCTGGGGTGTTTACCGGTGCGGATGGTGTTAATCTTGAAAGTGTTGAGTTTGAGGAAAAGAACGAGTTAGGACAAGTAGAATTTTATTCTAGGCGTGGCAGTAGTTATGTGTTCGCTCCCTTATCTAGGGAACGCTACCCATCGACCATGAATCCAAACAACGCTGATAACTGGACACGTAAGGATTTTCAAACCGAATACAAGGATGTAAACTCATTAAAAGGCTACGCATTACGAACTATTAAGCAATACGCTTACCCGTTATTGACTTACACCGTTGATGTCCACTCTAGTTTTATGGAAAACTATAAAGACATCAATTTAGGCGATACTGTTAAGATTATCAATAATAATTTCAGAGGTGGGTTAGCTCTCGAAGCTCGTGTAACTGAAATGGTTGTTAGTTTCGACATGCCGTTGAATAATTCAGTGGTGTTCTCTAATTTCCGTAAAATCGTTAATAAACCATCCGACAACTTGCAACAACGTATTGATGAAATCGCAGCAAGAGCCTTACCGTACCGTGTCGAGATCACGACCACAAACGGAACGGCATTTAAAAACGGTGTTGGACGCTCGACTGTTCGACCAGTTTTGAAACAAGGTGATAAAACCATTAACGCTACATGGCGTTTCGTGATTGATGGTGCTATTAAGTATGTAGGTATGACTTACGACATGGTAGCTTCACAGATCACCCAACCGACCGCCTTAACAGTTTCAGCGTGGGTAGATAATAAAGAGGTAGCTTCAGAAGAAGTTACTTTTTTAAATGTCTCAGACGGTAGGAATGGTGCGAAAGGCGACCCCGGACCTAAAGGGGATAAAGGCGAGCAGGGCCCGAAAGGCGATAGAGGTAATGACGGCTTACCCGGAAAAAACGGGGTAGGCTTGAAGTCTACCACTATCACTTACGGCATGAGCGATAGCGACACTGTAATGCCTACTAGTTGGACTTCCAATCCACCTATCTTGGTTAAAGGTAAATACCTTTGGACTAAGACCCAGTGGATGTATACAGACCAATCTAGTGAGACTGGTTATCAAAAAACATACATTCCACAGAATGGATCTAAAGGTGATGATGGGCTACCGGGTAAGGATGGCGTTGGGTTGGTCAATACCACCTTGCGTTATGCGAAATCTACGGACGGTGTGAATAAGCCGTCTGGTAGCGCGGTAGCGGCCTTAAACGATAAATACCAACCGTCTAGATCAGTCATTGATAACCTTATCATGACTGGTCAGCGTGTTCGATTAGAGCAAGGTAAGACTTACATCTTATCCGCTGAAACTAATGGTAGTTTCACTAATCAACACACCGAGACTGTAAGCAGTAATAACGCTACGATTTGGATTGTCAATCCAAGTTTTAGTACATGGGCTGTTATTTCTGATAGCAACACCGCAAACGGCACACGATACACGCATAACCGTCCGACTGGTGATTATGAGGTTCGTGTAAATACTTACGCTACAGATAATTCTGTTTGGATTAAAAACATCGTATTTGAAGATGGGACATGGTCGCCAGACATTCCAACGGTTAATCCGGGTGAATTTCTTTGGACAAGAACAACATGGTTCTATTCAGACGGCACGAGTGAGCAAGGTTTTTCTGTTGCTAAGATGGGTGAGCAAGGACCTAAGGGGGACCGTGGGAACGATGGAATACCGGGGAAGAATGGTATTGGAATTAGAAATACTAGCGTTCTATATGGACTATCTATGGCTGAAACCGTGCCACCTACGGCGTGGTATCAAAACCCACCAGCGTTAGTTAAAGGGCAATGGTTCTGGACTAAGACGGTCTGGACTTATACCGACAACGCCACTGAAACCGGATATCAGAAAACCTATGTTGCTAGAGATGGTAACGACGGTAATAATGGTATAGCTGGTAAAGACGGCGTGGGTATTCGTAGCACAACGATTACTTATGCACAAGGTACATCGGGCACAGTGGCGCCAACAAGCGGTTGGATTAGTCAAGTGCCGAATGTGCCAGCTGGGCAATACCTCTGGACGAAAACCGTTTGGAGCTACACCGACAATACGAATGAAACGGGATATTCAGTTTCTAAAATCGGTGAGCAAGGCCCACAAGGTGTTAAGGGTGACACTGGTGCGAAAGGTGATAGGGGCGAAAAAGGTGATAGAGGTTTGCAAGGCGAGCGTGGTTTAACCGGTCCTGCCGGTCCTCAAGGCTTGCAAGGTCCAAAAGGTGACCAAGGTATACCCGGTGTTAAGGGTGTTGATGGGAAAACACAGTATACCCATATAGCCTATGCTGACACAGTATCTGGTAGTGGTTTCAGCCAAACCGACACTAACAAGGCGTTCATCGGCATGTACCAAGATTTTAATACTACGGATAGTCGGAATCCACAAGACTATCGCTGGTCTAAATGGAAAGGTAGCGATGGCCGTGACGGTATTCCGGGCAAAGCCGGAGCAGACGGACGAACACCTTACGTCCATTTTGCCTACTCTGATAGTGCCGATGGTCGAACTGGTTTCAGTCTGACGCAAGACGGCACCAAGCGTTTTCTAGGGATATGTACTAACTTTGATAAATCGAATAGCACCAACCCGGCAGATTATACGTGGAACGACATGACGGGAAGTGTTTCGGTTGGTGGTGAGAACCTTATCCGTAACTCAGCATTTCCAGAGAATCTTGATAACTGGGGCTTTTGGCAAACTCCACAACAGAACCCTAATCTGTCTGTTTCACAGCATCCGTATTACTACAATAGTGCTAAACCGCTATTCTTGCTTAAAACATCATCATCAGTACCAGCGTCTACGCCACGTTTTTCAGTTAAGCGCAACACTGATTATTCTTTCAATTTTCAATTGTTTGCTACGGAAAATATCAAGGGGGTAGACATCTATTTTCTTGGTCGAAAGTCAAGTGAAACGGGCAAGAATTACACAAAGGCGGTGCGTTTTAAAGCACACACTGGTTCACCGTCAGTCGCCGGACTCACTAAATGGCACTTAACATTTAATTCTGGCGAATGTGACGAAGGCTATATTCGTATCGACAACACTGGTACTACCAATGGCAGCGAGTCGTTGTTATTCTTCACAGAGCTAGATTGCTACGAGGGCACCACTGACCGAGCGTGGCAAGCGTCGCCGAAAGACTTAGAAGGCAAGCTAGATAGCAAGGCTGACGGTGTGCTGACACAAGACCAAATCAATAAATTGAATGAGCTTAATTCGATTGTTCAAGCAGAATTGAAAGCTAAAGCAAGCATTGATACGGTCAATCAATGGGTGAAGTCTTATCAAGATTTCTTGTCTACAAATCAAGAAAACAAGAACAAGACTGAAAAAGCATTAGTTGAAGCTAGTCAACGCATTGTGAAACTACAAAACGATTTGGGCGAGACATCGGAACGTTGGAGTTTCCTTGATAATTACATGCGTGCATCTAACGAAGGTCTTACTATTGGTAAGAATGATGGTTCTAACTCGGTATTGGTTTCAGATAAACGTATTTCTATGTTTAGTGCTGGTGCCGAAGTGATGTACATTGATAAAGGTGTTATCCACATCGAAAACGGTATTTTCTCTAAATCAATACAAATTGGTTATTACCGAGAAGAACAAGACTTAATTGACCCAAACCGAAATGTTATCAAATGGGTAGGAGGTAATTATTAATGGCTGGAGGAAAAGCAGTCCTACGTGCTTATGAAGCTAGCACGAACATTGATAGGAATACATCTCAAGTGCGTTTACAGCTCTATTGGGAAAACGGAGATACTAAAATTTCTGGTGTTCCTTGGGAAGCGTACATCGATTATGACGGCGGGAAACGTTTATCAAATTCTGGCACATTAACTGTTGAGCCTAATCAAACAGCTATGTTGATTGACCAAGAGGTCACTGTCGCTCACGATGGAGATGGGACACGCACAATTTACTACCGTGGAGAATTTAAGAATAAGAGCAATAATAAGGTAATATCTATTAACAATGCAGCTCTTGTCTTAACTACCATCTCCCGTGCTAGTTATGGCTCGGATGTGACGGCTGAAATTGCCAAACCAGTGACCATAAACATTACCAAGCGTGAAGCGTGGATGAGACACTCTATTTGGGTGGCTATCGGTAGCTATGACAAAAAAATAGCTGGTGATGATGTAGACACAAGCTATACATGGATTCCACCCGTTGAGATAGCTAATCAGTTCCCTAATTCAGTAAGCGGTCAAGGTACGATTACTTACATCTCATACGCCGACGGAATTGAAAGAGGAAGGGATGTCCGAAAAATCACGGTCAATATCCCGACCAATCTTTTCAAACCGGGTTTCACTGGTTTTAATTTATCGGACACAAACCCCGTGACACAAAATCTCATTCCTAGCCCTACGCATTTTGTCGGCACGCTATCTCGCATTAAGGTTGGGTTTGACGGTGCTAGAGGTACGGCAGGGGCTTCCATCACGGGCTACTATGCAGAAATCGTAAGTGGGAACACTTCCGCACAAACGAACGGTGGTATTCTAACTGTGCCGACAACGATGACCGACAAACAAATGACTGTCAGAGCTAAAGTGCAAGACAGTCGGGGCGTGTGGTCTGATTGGCGAGAACAGTCCATAACAGTGCTGGCATATTTTAACCCAACACTACGTTTTGAAGCTAAACGAACGGGCGAAAAATTAGACACGATCACACTGAAACGCTTCTTAAAAGTGGCAGCGTTATCCGTCAATGGCACGCAAAAGAACACAACTAAGCTGACCTTTAAAACAAGGAAGGTCGGTACGGATACTTACACGACAGATAGCACGAATGAGTGGCAGAACATTTCTGAGTTAAATGGTTCGGATGTTAATCTTAATGGCAAGTATCCAGCCGATACCTCATGGGAAGTGTTGGGGCGTGTTGAAGATAAATTCTCATACACTGAATTTGTTATCACTGTTTCAACGGACAAGGTGGTGATGAGTTACGAACGTGATGGCGTTGGTATAGGGAAATATCGTGAAATGGGAGTGTTGGACGTCAATGGCGACATCTACGCAAACCGAAAACCAATCCAACAATATCAGTTGACTTCTAACGATGGCACGCCATTAGATGCAGTTGCCGATTGGAACGACTATGGACAAACTGGATATTACAGAGGCTACGGTTTAAAAAACTCTCCATACAATATCACTAATTCTTGGTTCCATATCCAAGTGCTTAAACATAGCGATGATTGGATCATCCAAACGGCAGTGCCATATTACGGAGAAGATTTATTTGTCCGTGGCAAAGTCAATGGTTCGTGGGGAACATGGAAAAAATTCATGAAAGAAAGTGGTCAAGTTAGTTTTGACCGTCTAAATATCAATACCACATCTAAGAAAGATTTAACTCTTATGCACGGTTTAAAAGCCGTTGCTATCAGAAAAGGAAATCTTGTTACACTAACCATTAAGCGCATGGTTGTTAATTCTCCAGCCAAGTTTGAGTATCAACAAATGGCTGAAACCATTCCAGATGGTTACCGCCCAACAGACGAAATCCATTTTCTTGTTCACACAAACGAGGGCAATGAAAATAAGGAACCGTCTACGATACATATTGCTAGCGACGGCACAATTAGACTCACAAGCTCTACTGTTGGCCAACGTGTGTGGGTTGGGACAATAACTTACATCACGGATGATTCATATCCAAGTTAAAGAAAGGAAAATGGGGCATGATCTATGCACAAACCAGACGGACTTTTTGGTATTTTCCAGGTCGTTAAGGACTTCTACGAACATGGCATAGACGAACATCTATGGGTGTTTCTGTTGATGGTTGTTATAGCGGCTGACATCATCCTAGGAGTATCCAGAGCGTGGGCTTATCACGAATTTTCAAGCTCTAGGTTTCGTAAGGGGCTTGTCAGTCATACGGCTATGATCGTATTCGTGGCAATCTTCTATCCATTCGCTTCATTCATGAATCTCGGAGGGGTGCTAGATGCCTTCATTATGGCCATGATAGCAGCTTACGGTTCTAGCATTCTAGCCAGTCTATCCGCATTAGGAGTAGAGGTCCCATTTATTGACAGATATGTCAAAAAAAATATTGATAAAGATAAATTTAACTTAATTGAGGAGGAAGAAAAAAATGATTAACTTTAAACTACGTTTGCAAAACAAAGCTACTTTGGTAGCTCTTATCTCAGCAGTATTTCTCATGTTGCAACAATTCGGATTGAATATCCCTAGCAATATCCAAGAGGGTGTAAACACATTCGTTGTGATCTTGGTTATTCTTGGAATCGTCACAGACCCAACAACCAAGGGTGTTGCTGACAGTGAACGTGCATTAAACTACAACCAACCTCGTGAGGACTAGCTTATGTCTAGACTCATGACCTCTATCAACCAAGTAGAAGGGGGTGACATTCTCAAAAGTGGGGATGTTACCTCAGTCTTTGGTTTTGAAATTCTAGGGGCTGATGGCAAGCGTATGGAGCTATCCGGCACTGGAAAGCTCACACTGTCAAACGACGAAGCCGTGGCACTGTACCAAGATGTTACTGTTGAAAACGGACATTTTACCTTTGTAATGGGTGATATCGTTGAGCCGGGCACATACTACCTCGAAGTTAAACTGAATGGGCATATTTTCCCGTCAAATAATTTCAAGGTGAAAGTCAAGAGTTCACTAAATATTGACGGTGCGATTCCATCAAAGAAAGACCCTAAACTGAAACTACTAGCGGATGAATTACGAGATTCTGGTTTAATCACTGGCAGTGATACCACGGAAGACCTCGTTAACATCTACAATCTAGCTAAAATTTGAAAGGAAACATAAATGAGTAAATTACATGATTTCGCCCAAGCGGTCGGAGCAGATATCAAAGAAATTAAAACTACCCTATCTGGCAAGGCTGATAAAGGCTCAGAGGGTATCACCGAAGAACGATTGACCCAAGCGATTAACCAAGCGAAAACTGACATCATCGGTAATGCACCAGAGGAACTTGACACACTCAAAGAAATCGCTGACAAAATCAGCGCAGCGGGTGGCAATACTGATAGCGGCATTATCTCGAAAATGACCGAACTTGGCACTCGTATTGATACTATCGAGCAAGAAGACCTTGTGAGCGTATACAACACAGCGAAAGCGTGAGCCTATGAGTAAGTTCACAGAATTTGCTCAAGCGGTCGGGAACGATATCAAGGAAATTAAAGATAAACAATCTTCATCATTGACTGTCAGCCAAGCGTATGGACTATTTCCGACATATAACAACTTTTTCCTACAAGTTATGGAACAAAATAAATTTGCGGTAGACCCACTTGTAACAAAATCACAATTACCTACAAGCGAAATCGACGCTTTAAAACAGAAGGTCGAAGAGTTGGAGAGAACTATCTCGGAGATTAAACAGAAATAATTTGAGAAAGGAGACCTATGACATCAAAAACACAGTTATTAAACACGCTTGAAAGCCTAGTCAATCAACGTGTCACTGTTCCCACTAATCCTTATGGTGGTCAGTGTATCAGCTTGATTGACAATGTGCTACAGTATCAAGGGTTGTTTAATCTTAATTTCAGCTACTTAAACGCTATTGATGCGTTAAGCCGTGCTGAAAGTCTAGGGCTTAAAGTTACCTACTTTAACGGTGCGAACAATCCACCCGTTGGTAGTGTATGGGTGACTAACTGCTTGCCCTATCATCAATTTGGGCACATTGGCTTTGTGGTTGCAGAAAACCCAGACGGGACAGTTACCACAGTCGAACAGAATATCGACGGTAACGCTGACTGTCTCTATAATGGTGGTTGGACACGCAAGGTCACTCGCAACCTCGATAGTGCTGGGAATTTCAGCTATATCGATTGGAACGCACCAGCTCAACAAATGGTCGGTTGGTTTGAATTACCGTTTGACGGGATGACACAGGATAATTACTTTATCGACGTGTCAGCTTACCAGCCAGGGGACTTAACGAGTATCTGTAGTGCTAGCGGTACGAACAATGCAGTTATTAAAGTTACTGAGGGTGTGGGTTGGGCTAGTCCAGTAGCCGCTCAACAAACTAACACAAGTAATTGCATTGGGTACTATCACTTTGCTCGATTCGGTGGAGATGTGGCAACGGCACAAGCTGAAGCGAATTACTTTATCAGTAACTTGCCATCACACCCACGCTATCTAGTGTGTGATTATGAGGATGGGGCGAGTGGTGATAAACAAGCGAATACTAATGCAGTATTGGCATTTATGGATATCTGTAAGGCGAATGGTTTTGAGCCTATCTATTACAGTTACAAGCCCTACACATTGGCTAACGTGTATGTAGATCAGATTACTGCACGCTATCCTAATAGCTTATGGATTGCAGCCTACCCAGATTATGAGGTACGCCCAGAGCCATATTGGGGCGTGTATCCAAACATGGAACACACACGCTGGTGGCAGTTTACATCGACTGGTCTAGCTGGTGGATTGGATAAGAATGTTGTTATCATCAATGACGGTGATAGTTTAGTAAATAAGAAAAAGGAAGAAGATATTATGAATTTTGTAGTACGAAGTGACAGTGGGAATCAAGGCTGGGTAGCAGTCGTTAACGGTCGTGTGTTTGGTATCGGCTCAATGGGCACAGTGGACGCCCTCGAAGCGACCGGAGCTAAACGTTTGCAATTGGATGATGCAGACTTTGAGCGTTTCCTATACAGTCAATCAAACGACGCCGAAGCGGTTTCTAAAGCAATCAATGAAGCTAGTGCCTCAGTCGTTAAAGCGATTGAAGAACGTGCGGCAGTCACACAAGGACAAACTGGTGTATAATTAAATAAAAGAACCACGAAAACTATAAACTGAAAAGGAGTATATCACCTCCCGACAGACCACAGTTCGGACATCATGGTGGTAGTGGTCGAAGCCTCAGCATTGTGCTGGGGCTTTTTTTGTGTTATCATATACGTGGTTTTGAGAATATCCTTCATAGGTAGACGCCGCCCTTTTATGGGCGGTTTTTTATTTTGCAAAAAAACTAAATTTCTTTATCAAAAGTGTTGACAAACTATAGTATATGTACTATAATATATATAGAAAGTAAGAGAGGTAAAGAAAATGAACACATACAAAGAACAACTTCAAGAATTGCAAGAATACGCTTTTAACGTCTTGAGAGAATACCCTCTCGACAAGACAGCTGCTAATGTAATTGCTGCCCTTGGCAATGCAAACAATCAAGATCGCATTGAGTTTTTCAAGCTAAACAAAGACGAAGATGTTGTTAAAGTTTTTTACGGCTTGGCAGAAAGTGGAACGATTGAAAAATGGCTTGAAACATACGATTTCTTATATTATGTCAACAGATAAAGGAATAGATAATGGACGCACAAACAAAAGCAACTAAAAAATGGAACGAGCAGAACCGAGAACACAGAAATTATCTGTCAAAACGCTCATCAGCTCGTAGCTTTATCAGAAACCACGCTTCTAGCTCGGATTTGAAAGAGCTGGAAGAATTAATCACAGAAAGAAGGAACAGGCTCATGACTGAATGAGAACGATAAAAGACTAGGGTTATCCTAGCCTTTTTGTGTCTCATAGATATAACATTAGACATTTAATCTAAGTAAAGGTACACTATAGATAGTCATTTTTATTTGTTTCTAGTCGTTTGGTTTTATTCTGTTATCAAACGACTTTTTTGTCCACCTTTCTGTCCACCTTTTTCAAAAAACTACGAAAATAAATAAAAATAAAAACTATAAAAACCTAGCAAAATCAAGTCTTTATAGTTTTCATTTATTCTTATATTCTATATCTTTTCGTTGGCAGGGGACATTTTTAAGCTTTTAACCATGCGGGTTTAAGCTATTCTGCCCCAAATTTAAGCCAAATGTATTTGACACCTATTGAATTATAGGTGTTTTTTTGATAAGCAAAAACCCTAGTCAGGATTAGTC